AAAATATTTAGAAATACAGATGCAGATTATTCTAGAGAGTATGCGACTTCATCCTTTACAGCTAACAATAAATATTTAACTTTACCTAATACAAATCAATCTTCTGGTTCAACGACTACAAGAGTAGCTTTGGTTGTACGTTCTGTGGTTGTTACAAATAGTTCATCTGTTCAAGTAGCACTAGAACCTAGAGATGATACCTTTATTACAGAATATAATTCATCAGGTTTAACAGGTTTTCCAAAATACTATGCAACTTTTAGAGAAAATGCTATTGAAGTTGCCCCTACACCAGATTCAACTTATGTCGTAACTTTAGACTATGTTTACACACCAGATGGTTTAAGTGCCACGAATACTGAAACTTATATAAGTATTAATGCACCAGAACTATTATTATATGCGTGTTTAGTTGAAGCTTTTGCATATCTTAAAGGTCCGATGGATATGTACAAATTGTATCAAGAGAAGTATAATGAAGCATTACAAGGATTTGCGTTGGAACAAACAGGTAGAAGACGCAGAGACGAATTTCAGGATGGAATGTTACGAATTAAAGTACCATCACCATCCCCATAACAACTATAAGGAGTACAATATATGGCAAATACACAAGCAGTATGTAATTCATTTAAAGCAGAACTTTTAGGTGCAGTACATGATTTCGATTCAGGTTCAGGACAAGTATTTAAACTTGCACTTTTCCAATCAAACGCAAACTTAAGTGCAGGAACAACAATATTTACATCAACAAATGAAGCAGCTTCAGGTGGACAGTATACAACAGGTGGTGGAATACTTGCTGGACAACAAGTATCTTTAGATACAAGTACAGCGATCATTACATTTTCTGATTTATCATTTACAGGTGTAACATTAACAGCAGAGGGTGCATTAATTTATAATACATCAGCTGGTAATAAAGCAGTTTGTGTTTTAAGTTTTGGCGGAGATAAAACAGCAACATCTGGAACATTTACAATTTTGTTTCCAGCGTTTACAGCAGGTAATGCAATATTAAGAATAGCTTAAAGGTGGTTTCATGGCGTTCGTTATTAACGATAGAGTCAAAGAAACTACTTCGACAACTGGAACAGGCACAGTTACATTAAGTGGTGCTGCAACTGGTTTTCAAAGTTTTTCTTCTGGCATAGGCTCAAGCAACTCGACTTATTATACGATTGCCTTAGGCAATCAATTTGAAGTCGGGATTGGTACGTTAACGAACGCTACAACCTTTACAAGAGATTCAATAATTACAAGCACAAATTCAAATACTACAGTAAACTTTTCAGCAGGTATAAAAGATATTTTTTGTACTTTACCCGCTGTGTTAACACCTTCAGCATCTATGCGAGCTCAAACATTTGTTAATACACATTCAACAACAATTAGTGAAGATCAAACAATTCAATCTGGAGTATTAGCAGGACCTGTTAATATAACAGGAACACAAACAGTAACAGGAAGCTTGGTAATAGTATAATGGGTGGAATTTTACAAGTTGATACAATTCAGAATAATAATGCGACAACGCTTATTACTCAAACAAATAGTACAACATTAACGTTTGGAGTTAGTGGTCAAAATATTGTTATACCTTCAGGTGTAACATTTAATACTGCTAGTGCTACAATTAATTATCCAGCAGGATCAATCACGAATGCAGATATAGCTTCTACGGCAGCTATTTCAACTAGTAAGCTAGGAGCAGGTGCGGTGTTGCAGGTTGTAAATGTTAATTATAGCACACTTGCTGTTTCATCTACATCTGCATTTGCAGATACTGGATTATCTGCTTCTATAACCCCATCATCTGCTTCAAATAAAATTTTAGTTTTAACAAATGTAAATGGTGTTTCCAAACAAAATTCAAATACTGCTGTGACTTTAAGACTAGTTAGAGGAGTTACAGATATTCTTAATATTGAGGGAATTGCTGCTTACAATAACGCTTCAACATATAATGCTGTTGGTTCTTGCTCTACTTCATATTTAGATTCTCCAAACACAACATCAGCAACTACTTACAAAGTAACTTTTAGAAGTTTTAATAATTCAGTAGAGGTATTTATTAACAACTATGATGCTGTTGGTAACTCAAATAGCACTATGACTTTATTAGAAATAAAAGGATAATTATGATTATAAATGCAATATTAAAAATAAATCCCACAGCAGAAGTAGTTGTAAGAGGAACAGATATTAACACTTGTGAAATAGAATGGCACAATGGCACACCACCAATTCCTAAGGAACAGATATTAGCTATACTTCCACAGGTAGAAAAAGAAATTAAAACTATTGAAAACAGAGTTAAGGAATATGGTTCTTGGCAATCTCAATTAGATGAAATTTATCATCAAGGTTTAGATTCTTGGAAAACAAGAATAACTAATATAAAATTAAAATACCCAAAAGAAAATAACTAATGCCTTTACTTAAAGTAAATCAAATTGCATCATATAGTGGTAACACACTTACCATTGGTACAACTGGTGATACAGTTACCTTGGCTGCTGGTTCGTCAGTATCGGGCTTTGGTTTTGATGGAGTTGTTTGGACTTCAAATATTGTAACATCAAATTTAACAGTTTCTGCTAATGTTGGTTATTTTGTAAATACATCTGCAGCGGCTATTACACTAACACTTCCAGCATCTGCTTCTAACGGAGATCAATTAGTATTCGTAGATTATAGTAGAAAGTTTGGAACAAATGCTTTAACTTTAAATCAAAATTCAGTAAATTTTCAAGGCTTTACTACACCAAATCCAGTTTATTCAACTGATGGCCAAACAGTACAATTAGTTTATGCAGATTCTACAAAAGGTTGGATTCCAATCTCTGATGATGATGTAACTAATGAAACACCACAATCTTATTCGGTAGATTTTTTAGTAGTAGCAGGTGGAGGTGGTGGAGGTAGAGCTGATGGTGGAGCAGGTGGTGCTGGAGGTTATAGAACATCTACTCAAACAGTTACAGTAGGAACAGTAATTACAGTAACAGTTGGAGATGGAGGAGCAGGAAGAACAGGTTCAGGTGGTGCTGGTACTTCTGGTTCAAATTCTTCAATATCAGGTTCAGGTTTAACAACAATTACAAGTGCAGGCGGTGGTGGGGGTAATAATGCTCCTAATACAGGTTTAAATGGTGGTTCAGGAGGGGGTGGCGGTGGTTCTGGTGGTGGAGGAAGTGGTAACACTCCTAGCACATCACCAAGTCAAGGAAATAATGGAGGAACTGGATTTCCTGGTAATGCTGGAGGTGGAGGTGGTGGTGCTAGTGCAGTAGGTGGCAACGCTTCAACTGGTGTTGGTGGAGTAGGAGGTGCTGGTACAGCTTCTTCAATAACTGGTTCTTCAGTAACAAGAGCAGGTGGTGGTGGAGGTGGAGGTTATAATTTACAACCAGGAAATGGTGGAGCTGGAGGAGCAGGCGGTGGTGGAGCTGGTAGTGGTGATGGAACAACAGCAACATCTGGTACAGCTAATACAGGTGGAGGTGGTGGAGGTGGTTCTGCTGTTGGAAGTGATGGTGGTTCAGGTGGAAAAGGTGTTGTTATATTAAGTGTACCAACTGCAAAATATTCAGCAACTACAACAGGTTCGCCAACGGTTACAACAAGTGGAAGTAATACAATTTTACAATTTAATGGATCAGGGAGTTACACAGCATAATGGCTAGTTTTGCAAAAATAGGTTTAAATGGAAAAGTTATTGAAGTTCAATCTTTAGTTAATGAAGTTTTACATGACAGCAATGGAATAGAACAAGAAGCAATAGGTATAGATTTTTTAACAAAATTAACAGGTTATCCTATATGGAAACAAACTTCATATAATACAAATGCAGGTATTCATAGTAATGGTGGAATTCCTTTTAGAAAAAATCATGCTGGAATAGGTTATACTTATGATGAAGATAGAGATGCATTCATTCCTAAAAAACCTTATAATAGTTGGATATTAAATGAACAAACTTGCAATTGGGAATCACCTATACCTATGCCAAGTGATGCTTCAATTGATAAAAGATACCAATGGAATGAACAAATTCAAAACTGGGAGTTGATCAATGGCTAGTATTTTAAGAACAGACTCATTACAGAATTTAAACACGAGTAATATTATTACTCAAACTAATGCTACAACATTAACGATTGGTGCATCAGGGCAAACTATTTCTATACCCGCAGGTGCAACATTAACAAATAACGGAACAGCTAGTGGTTTTGGTTTAACATGGCAATCAGTTCAAACAACAGGTTTTACAGCAGTTAAAGGTAATGCATATCCTTGTAATACTACATCTGCAGGATTTACAGTTACATTACCAGCTTCACCTTCAGTTGGTGATCAAATAGGTTTATTAGATTACGCAGGAACTTTTGATACCAATGCACTTACTATTTCGCCTAATGGAAATAAAATTATCGGACAAACTTCAAATGTTATAGCTAATAAAGATAGAGAAGCATTAACATTAACATATATAGATTCAACACAAGGTTGGTTACCTAGTTCTGGTTATCAAGAAGGAACACAAGGTGTAGCTATACCTTATTCAATAGATTTTTTAGTAGTAGCTGGAGGAGGTGGTGGAGGAAGATGGATTGCTGGTGGAGGAGGAGCAGGTGGTTATAGAACATCAACTCAATCAGTAACAGCAGGAACAGTAATTACAGTAACAGTCGGAGATGGTGGTGCAGGAAGAACTGGAAGTGGTGGTAATGGAACTGCTGGTTCAAATAGTTCTATATCAGGTTCAGGATTAACAACAATAACTTCTGCTGGAGGTGGTTATGGAGGTGGTGGAGCTCCTTCTGCTTCAAATGGTGGTTCTGGTGGTTCTGGTGGTGGAGGAAATTCTCCTGATGCAACTGGAGGTTCAGGAAACACCCCAAGTACATCACCAAGTCAAGGTAATAATGGAGGAAATGGAAATAATGGTTCAGGTGGAGGTGGAGGTGGAGGAGGTGCTGGTGCAGTAGGTGCTAATGGTTCTAGTGTAAGTCCAGGAGTTGGTGGTAATGGTGGAAATGGTACAGCTTCTTCAATTACAGGTTCTTCAGTAACAAGAGCTGGTGGTGGTGGAGCTGGTGGAGATACAACAGCAAGTACAGGTGGAACTGGAGGTGGAGGTGCAGGTTCAATAGGCACTAATAATGCAACCGCAGGAACAGCTAATACAGGTGGTGGTGGTGGTGGTTCAAGATCAGAAGGTGATAATGGAGGTAATGGAGGTAGTGGAGGAAAAGGAGTTGTTATATTAAGTGTTCCAACTGCAAATTATTCATCTACTACAACTGGTTCGCCAACAGTTACAACATCTGGTAGTAATACAATAATGGTATTTAATGGTTCAGGGAGTTACACAGGATAATGGCTAGTTTTGCAAAAATAGGATTAAATTCAAAAGTAATAGAAGTACTTTCAGTTAATAATGAAGTTCTAAAAGATTCAAATGGAGTTGAACAAGAATCTATTGGTATTGATTTTTTAACAAAATTAACAGGTTATCCTATATGGAAACAAACATCTTATAATACACATGGTGGAGTTCATGATAATAATGGAACACCTTTAAGAAAAAATCATGCAGGAATAGGTTATACTTATGATGAAGATAGAGATGCTTTCATTCCTAAAAAACCTTTTAACTCTTGGGTATTAAATGAATCTACTTGTCTTTGGGAATCACCAGTTGCTAAACCAACAATAGTATTAGAAGATAATCAATATTATTCTTGGAATGAATCTATTATTAATTGGGAAATTAAAACAAAATAATAGTTTACAACAATCTTAATTTAGTATAATCAATCCTAATGATTGAATCTACAATAAACGGAATATTTCCAATACCTGTCTATATATCAAAATTAGATAGAGAACTTACTAAAAAAGAACTATCCTTTGTAGATAAGTCCAAATTAGATTTTTATAAAAATGATGGTAATATTACTTCTAATAATAATTATATATTAAATCAAAAAGTATTTGGTTCATTAAAAGAAGATTTATATTTAAGAGTGGAAGATTACTTTAAAAAAGTATTATCTTATACAGATGCAGTAACTCCTTATATTACTCAATCTTGGTTAAATTATACTGAAACAAATCAATATCATCATAAACACGAACATCCCAATTCATTAGTATCAGGGGTATTCTATGTTAATTGTCATGAAGAATTTGATAAAATTAAATTCTTTAAAAAAGATTCATATCAAGCTATTAAACCAGAAATAAAAGATTGGAATTTATATAACTCTGAAACTTGGTGGTTTACTGTAAAAACAGGAGATATTATATTATTCCCATCTTCTTTAACCCATATGGTTGAAACTAAAGAAGGTGATAATACAAGAATTAGTCTAGCTTTTAATGTATTTATTAAAGGAACTATTGGTAATAATAAAAACCTTACCGAATTGATACTTTAGGCATCCTTAACAATATGATATAATTCATATCGGGAAAGATCTTCCACATACACACCAATCTTTCCCATTATAGGATTATTATATGTTTTTTGGAGCAACAGCCTTTGCAGAAGCACCTTTTTCATCAGAAGGCATTATAAATCAATCAATTGAAGTCACAGGACTTCAGTTACAAACTAACGTCTCAACGGTTGCTATATCTTTAGGTATAGATGTTAATGTAACTACAAATTTATTACAAACTGAAGTTACAAGCGTAGTCATTACTGCAGACGCTAATCAAAATTTAACAACTAATTTATTACAAACTGCTTTAGGTAATGAGACTATTGCCACAGATCAAAATCTTAGTGTAACAACTAATTTATTACAATTCACAATAGATAGTGTTTCTATTGAAGCTGGTGGTAATGTATCCCTTGCTGCAGGTGCAGAACAAGAACTTCAAACCGCAATTAACAGTGTAACTATAGATATACCAGTTACAGTAATTTTAGTTGGTTCACAATTTAATACATTTGTAAGTAGTGTTAATGCTCAAGCAGTAACTATTGCTACATTATCTACAAATTTAATTCAATCAAATGTTTCAAGTGTAGCTATTACAGCAGATGCTAATACAAACGTATCTACTAATTTAATTCAAACTGCACTAGGTAATGAAACTATTACTGCAAATGCTGACGTAAATTTAACAACTAATTTATTACAGACTGCTTTAGGTAATGAATCTATAGTTGTTGATACCGATGTATTATTAACTACTAATTTAATACAAGCTAATTCAGGTTCAGTAGTTATTGGTATTGGAGTTCCTGTAACAGGGGTTCAAATGCAAATGTCTACAAAAACACCTGTAGTCGTAGCATGGGCCGTGGTTGATATAAACGTAACTAACACTTGGACAACAGTAAGTACTAATACAACTAACACTTGGAGTGTGGTTGATATTGCAGCCTAACACTTATATAATAGCTTAATTATGGCATCATCCTATTCTACAGACCTCAAACTAGAGTTAATGGTAACGGGTGAAAACTCGGGTACTTGGGGAGATAAAACTAATACTAATTTAAATCTAATACAACAAGCAATTGCTGGTTTTGAATCTATTGCAATCACGTCTACTAATACAACATTAGCAATGACGGATGCAACTATTTCCAACGCTAGAAATGCAGTATTAAAATTTACAGGAACTATTACAGCAAACTGCACAGTATTTGTTGCATCAGGAATTGAAAAAACTTATATCTTAGAAAATGGCACTACAGGAAACTTTACTGTTGCTTTAAATCAAGTAGGCGGATCTTCGGCTATTTTTGCAGGAACAGATAAATCTAATAAATTAGTTTATTTAGATGGAACTAATGCCGTAGATTTAGGCTTAGTTAATTTAACTGGAGCTCAAACTTTAACTAATAAAACTTTAACTTCACCTACAATTACTGATCCAATTATCAATGAAATTAATGATTCTAATGGTAATGAAGAAATTATATTTACAGCGACTGGATCTGCAGTCAATGAATTAACTATTGCAAATGCTGCAACAGGAAATAACCCAAATATATCTGCAACAGGAGGTGATGCAAATATTTGTATTAATTTAACTCCTAAAGGTGTTG